TTAGACTGTAAAGATTCAGTAGGAGGTGTAAAAGCCATCCATTTGATTAACTTTGCAGCGACAGGATTTACCGTAAGTGGTGGAGAGGTTACAGCAACCACCATTGCTTCAGGCAGCGTATACACATACGAGATGCCTAAGGGTGTGGGTTCTATGACTACCACTACTAACGTTTCTACTGAAAACGGAACTGTATTTAACCAAACAGATGTTGTGGCTCGTTTGAGAAAACTTGCTACTACTAAGCGTAACGAATTAAAGTTACTTTCTCAGAACAGAGTATTCTGCATTGTAGAAGATAACAATTCGACTTACTGGTTGGTTGGAAAAGAATACGGTTGCGACATCACTGCTATGACTTCTGAAACAGGAACTGCAATGGGTGACAATTATGGATACAATTTCACTTTGAGTGCGATTGAGTCTGAAAGTCCTTACAAATTACAGGTTTCTGTTGTAACTGCTCTCGGTATTTAAGTTTCATAGTTTCTTTATTAAAGGGGTGGCTTCGGTCACCCTTTTTTATTTGCCAAAAATCAACTTTTATTATTTACTTATAGATGCTGCATATAACTAAGCAAGATAGCAAAGACTTTTACTTGACTTTGACGGAGAAAACAACAATCTCCAATCCTACTTATTTATTCAGTTTAAAATCTCGTCAAACAGATACTTTTAAGAATTTCATCTTAGCGGACACTTCAAATTACAAAGACAGATATAATAAGTTTGAGTTTACTGAAGGAGATACAGATGCAACTACTTTAGACGTTGGAGAGCATCTATATACTATTTATGCTCAGATTTCTCCAAATAACACCAACCCAAACAACGCTGATGAAGTTGTAGAAACAGGTATATTTAAAGTATTACCATTGATTAACGAAGAATTATTTTACGTAGTTGAGTAAGAAGATTTACATATCAGAAAGACCAATTGGCAAAGAGCATCAAGTAAACCTTGATAAAGAAATCTTTGTTACGCAAAGAAGCATAGGCTTTGAGAGGCAAGTTGATCTGACTAAAGAGATTTATGATGTTGACGCATTAAAGGCTTTCTTTTTGCTTACTGAAAGCGGTGATTTTTTACAATTAGAACAAGGAGGGCGAATAGTAAGTTATTATGGGTAATCAGAAAATCTCACAACTTGAACCGATTGGGACTATCGATGTAAACCAGGATAGCATTCCTATTGTTGACTATTCCGAAAATCTGACAAAGAGAACAAATCTTGCAAATATAGGAGAAAGGGTTTTAGAGGCTAACACAACAACTAATTTAGCAGAGGGAACAAATCTCTATTTTACAAATACACGAGTTTATACAAAAGTAAAAGCCTCATTAATTGCAGGTTCAAACACCTCAATTACTTTTAATGATGCCTTACAAACTATTACAATAGCATCGCAAGGTAATGTTCAGAGCGTTAACACAAAAACAGGTGCAGTTGTTTTAACCACAACGGATATAAACGAAGGCACAAATGAGTATTTTACTGCTGCAAGAGTTAGAGCAGTAGTTTTAACAGGTTTATCATTAATTACAAATGCGGTTATTTCTGCTACTGATTCGGTAGTTGTGGCATTTGGTAAATTACAAGCTCAGATAACTGCAAACGCAAACGCTACTTTAACCGCTTTAGGCTTAAAACAAGACACTTTGGTAAGCGGTACGAATATCAAGACTATTAACGGTGAGAGCGTGTTAGGTAGCGGAGATATAGTTACTTCAATTCAATTATCTTACAGACACGATTTTAACGTATTTGACTATTTGGGGAAAGCTGCAAGTGGAAGCAGCGAAAGCGCTAATGTTTGGACAATTACACGCTTAACAATAGCATCAAACGGAAGCGTAACAAAAGGCGTTGCAACAAACGTAAATTGGACAGATAGATATACTCACATTTATTCATAATTATATGCCATTAATAAGCACAAACCCAATAACAGTAGACGGAAAAGAGTACCCATACTTTTTAGTTAATTTAGCAATAAGTCCATACGATGCCCCAAGAGGTGCAAGTGTAGCTCTGCGTTTAACGCCTTACCGAAACGAGGAATTAGGTGGTATTGAGCAGCTTCCTAATCATGCAAAGGCGGTATCGCTTTTAGATGTTTTTGAAGTCGCAGAAAGCGACCCAGCGTTTGAGAAGGCAGTCGCAGGCATCATGGGTACGTTGCAGGAATTTATAAACGACAAAGGGCTGTAAGCATGGCGGTAAGATATGCAGTAGCAACTGGCAACTGGTCGAACACCGCTACTTGGAACGGTGGCACGCTGCCAACATCGGCTGATGATGTTTATTCTAATGGTTTTACGGTTACAATTGACCAAAATGTAACGGTATTGTCGCTGAGAAATACTTCTGGTACAGGTATAACTGCCGCTGGTGGTTTTATTGTTACAGGAAGTTTTACAATAACTGCCGACTTTTATTTCGCTGGTGGCAATTTACTGACTTATAATGGTACGGGGACTTTAAATATAATTGGGAACATACCTGTTCACGTTCAAGAAGGTGGCGGGAGTAATTGCTGGAATTTTACAGGATCTGGCAATATAACTGTCATTGGAAATATAAATACTGCTAAATCTGCAGGAAGATCATCAATAAATAAAACCGGTAGCGGAAAATTAACAATGACTGGTAATATTTCATTGGAAAGTAATTTAAATCATAACGCAATTACTATATCTGCTGGGGACGTTGAAATTACTGGCAACATAACAAATTCAGCAACTGTTGCTGGTAATACAAACGTGATTCTTCACAGTGGAACAGGTTCACTTGTGGTTATTGGTCAACTTGTTAATAATTCAACTGCTAATGGTACGCCGAACATTGTCGTGAGCAGTACAACTTCTCTGTATTTTAAACATATAGGCTCTATGATAAATACATCTATAATAGGAAACTGTGTTTCGATTATTAATTACACATCTATTGTAATTTGCACTGGACCTTTTATTTCTTCGTCAAGTGCAATGCTACCTTTTGTATGTTATAGAATGAATTATCAAAAAACCATAGGCTCTTACTTTGAGTTGAGAGATTCATCTACAAACGGAGCACTCCCACCTGCAGCATCCGCCCCTGCAGCACGTTTAGTTTCACCTGATACAGTTGTTGATGCTCCAATCCCTGCAAATGTTAGAAATGGAGTTACATACGCTTTGGCTACTTTGACAGGAACTCTCAATGTTCCATCCCCTGATAGCGTAGCAAAGGGAGTACCTACAGACAATACGGTTGGGAACGCGGTGCTTACACCAGATGCAGTTTGGAATTACGCAACTGCAAATTTAACAGATGCAAACAGTATAGGCGCAAGGCTGAAAAACGTAAGCACCGTAGAAACAACAGGAGAACAATTAGAAGCATTATTATGAAACTAACTGATACAACCGCTAATGCTTTAACAACAACCTCCTTTGTTGGTGCTTTCAGCTCTATTGCTACTACTTGGAATCCCATTATATCGGCAATCGGTGGTTTAATCGCAATAGTTACAGGCTTACTTGGTGCTATTTACTACATTAAAAAACTAAGAAAATGATTGACCGCATATTTAAAAATTGGAAATCTACTGCTTTAGGATTAGGAGTTATGGGCGTAGGCTTTTTGCTTGTGTGGTTTGAAAAAGCAACATTAACTGAGTTTACGGCATTTATTGGTGGAGGTTTACTACTTTTATTTTCCAAAGATGGCAAAGCAGCAGATTAACCTATTTAAAGCAAAGCCAACTAAAAAACTTAGACGGCATACCAAACACAAGAATAAACACAAATCAAGTAAACCATATAACGCACAAGGAAGATGACAGAATTTGCAAGAATAAACTTTGCCGAAAGCAAGATACCTGTTTTCAAAGAAAATAAGGCGAAGAACTATATTACTTACGGCACTGATAACAAGTACCCACAGATGCTTATTGACCTTTACAACAGTTCTCCTAAGCATGGGGCGTTGGTATCTCAAAAGGCTCAATACATCGCAGGTGACAAAACAGAGGTCATAGCAAACAACACAGAGCAACTAACCATCGCTAATGATAAACTTGCTTCTATTAACGCTTACGAGTCCTTTGACGACGTTAAAAGCAAGATTGCTGCTGACCTTGAACTCTTTGACGGATTCGCTCTTGAAATTATTTGGAACAAGGCGAAAACCTCCATAGCTGAGATTTATCACTTACCGTTTCAAAATGTCCGCATTTCTTTGGACGGTCACTATTGGTACGCTGAAGATTGGAGCGATAGAAAGTTAGATCCGATTTATTATTATTGCTGGAATCCAATTACCCGTGAGAATAAGCAGTTATACTATTTTAAGATGTACAAAGCAGGTCAAGGGGAATATCCTACTGCACCGTATCAGAGTGCTTTAAAATACATCGAAATAGACACGGAGATTGCAAATTTTCACTTGAATAGTATAAAGAGTGGTTTCTCTGCTCAAACCCTATTACAGCTCTTCAAAGGGGTCCCAACAAGTGAAGAGATGCGTCAGACTATTAAGAGATTCAAAGAGAACTTTAGCGGAACAGATAATGCAGGTTCTATAATCATTCAATTCAACGATCCAAACGAAACTCCATCTGTTGTAAATAACTTAGCACCCTCTGATTTTGACAAGCAGTTTGACATATTAAACCAAACGGTTCAGCAAGAAATCTTGATGGCTCATCGTGTGACATCTCCCATGTTGTTCGGTATCAAGACTGAAGGACAACTCGGAGGGCGTTCAGAGTTGATTGAGGCTTACGAGGCTTTCCAAACTGCATACATTGAGCCACGTCAGAACCACATGGATAGAGCGTTAACTTCTATTTTCAAATTTATTACGCCTGTAACCCTAAAAACTAAAAATAAGCCTCCTATCGGTTTAGATTACATCCAACTATTTGAGAAAGGCATTATCTCACAAGCTGAGGCAAGAAGAGAGTTAGGCATGAGCGACACCGTTGCAATGTCTTCACATTCTAATTGCAATCACAATCCTTTCGGTTGGGATGACGACAAAGACTTAGCAGTGTTTGAGCAATTCGGAGAGTTGGCTTCTAAGTTTGAAAAAGTCCCTTTTGATTTTGCCTCTGCTCTTGAACTTATTATTCTGCAGTTTTTGAACGGGAACACAGAATTAACACTTCAAGACCTTGCTAACAACATTAAGCAAGATGCTGACAAAGTAGCGGAGGCAGTAACCAAATTAATAAACGAAGGCTTAATCACTTCAGCAGACAACATTTTAAACGTCACAGAGCAAGGAACTAAGACGCTTGTTGAATCAGGCTTAGGAACAGAACTTTTAGTGCGTTATACATATGAAAAAGGACCTGGAATAAGCGGCTCTGAAATCATACCTACTTCAAGAGATTTTTGCAGAAGTTTAATCGCTTTAAATCGTGTGTACACTCGTGAGGATATCGATACAATTTCATCAAGAGTAGGTTACAACGCTTGGGAAAGAAGAGGCGGTTGGATGACAGTTAAAGGCTCTTCACCTGCTATTCACGTTCCGTATTGCAGACACATTTGGAAATCACAACTATTAAGAAGAAAAATCAATGGCTAACTTTGTATATTTCATTTCAGTTACCTACTTAAAGGATAACACACCCATCAACGAAAATCTTGATGATAAATTACTTAAAAGTGCCATAAAAGAGGCACAAGAAGTGTATATTCGTGACATCATTGGTAGCGGTATATATGACGAACTGCAATTGCAAACCTTTAACGGTAACGTAACTGCTGACAACACGACTCTTTTAGATTCATATATTGCACCTTGTTTGAAGTATTATACATTGGTAGAGTCAATGCTTCCGATGACTTTTAAATTTTTAAACAAGTCCGTAAGTTCAAGACAGGCAGAATTTGCTCAGCCTATTACTCCGCAAGAATTAACTCTCATTGAACAGAGATATAGAGATAAAGCAGAATACTATGCAGAGAGATTGCGTAACTTCTTGAAGGAGTATCCACAAATTTACCCTAAGTATTTAAATCCTGGTAGTGGCTTTGATGTCATCAAGCCAAAAAATACTGCTTTGTTTGGCGGTATGTACTTACCAGGTAACAACGATGATTGCTTTTTAAACTATGACTTCCCAGAAGAATAAATGGCGCATAAAAAACGAACAGAAACTAATTAAACTTTATGACGTTAAATCAGATTATCCAAAAAATTCAGACTCA